ACCGGCTGTGGGTGGATGAAGGGGCGTGGCTGCCGGAAGAGGCGTGGAACGCGCTTCGCCAGTGCCTGAACGCCGGTGGTAAATTCCGGGTTTACTCGACACCCAATGGCATTCGGGACACGACCTACTACAGGCTGACCCAATCAAAGAAATGGAAAATCTTCCGCTGGCCATCCTGGTTCAATCCCAACTGGGACGACGAACGTGAAGAGGAGCTTCTGGAATTTTACGGCGGCAAGGAGTCGTCGGGCTGGCAACACGAAGTGGCCGGAGAACATGGGCAGCCGTCATTTGGCGCGTTCGTCATGACCGCATTTCACGGGTGCAGAAGGAAAATACCGGAATTTCGCTTGGTGACCATTACCGCCGAGGAGCTTGAAGGCTGCGACAGCGACGACGAGGTACGCCAGCGTTTCGATATGCTGCTCAACCTGTCTCCGCGCAAGGGCATTTTCTGGATGGGAATCGATACAGGCTACACCAGCGATCCCTCCGAACTCGTGGTCTTTCACGAGGACGATGAGGGCGTGGCGCGAGAAATCCTGCGCGTTCATGGTGAGCAGATTCAGTATCCCTGGTTGTCGGAACTAATCCGCACCTTGGATATCTACTTCGATTTTACCGGCATCGGCATCGACAACGGGGGCAACGGCCTGGCCGTGGTGCAGGAGCTTACGAGCCTCGACAAGTTCAAAGACCGTGAGTTCGTTCAGCGGCTCAAGGGCTTTAATTTCGGAGGGAGCACTATCGTCGGATTCAACGACGCGGGAAAGCCGATCAAAAAGCGCACCAAGGAATATATGACCAGCCTTATCAACGGCTCGATGCAGCGGCGGGACATCGCCTTTGCAACGGAGGATCGTCAGCTTGAAGAGCAGTTCTCCACGCAGACTTACACGATGAGCAACGGGCGTGTGACCTATTCCAAGGGCAACGACCACATCATCGACGCGGTTCGCTGCATGGCGCTGGTGCGGGAGCGGACGGAGTTCGATAAGCAGCAGACCCAATTTATCGAAGTCTTTGTGGCGCCTGTGGCCACGGACCCGATCTTCTAGTGAGGAGAAAGCATTGAGTGGAAAAAAGCGCAAGCCGCAAAAGAAAAACACGCAGGATGCGGACCTGTCCTCCTTCGGCATTATTCTCGATCCGGCCCAGATGGGCGCGGCCGCGTCGTTGGCCTCGAACGTCTTTGAAAAGCAGGGCGTGACCGAGACCATCCCCCGCGAGTGGCACGAGCGCGCGGCGCGGGCATGGGAGTTCTATCTCGAAGAGCCGATCGTTTCCAACACGATCAACTCCTGGCGGGTGTTCGCCCTGGGCGATGAGATCGGAATGGCGAGCGAGGATGAGGATGCGAAGAAACGGGCTCGAGAGCTTTCCCGCAGGTTGGATATCAACAGCTTCATAAAGGACATGATCCTTCAACTGCTCGTCAAGGGCGATTGCACTGGCTATCTGCGGCGCAACGAGAGTGGCGATGACATCGAGAGCCTGGTCTGCATCAACCCGATATCGGTGAAGCTGAAATTTGAGAACGGCGCGCTGGTCGAGGCCAGCCAAAAAAAGGAGATGCGCGACGGTTCATATGACCATACCAGCGAAGGCGTATCCCTCGCCCTGGACCAGATGGTTCACATCAAATGGAATGCGCCGGAGTTTTCACCGCGTGGCAACAGCCTGGTGCTGCCCGCCTTCGAGTCTATCGAACTGCTGCGCGATTTCAGGAAGGCCGAACGCGCAATCGCCAAGCGGTGGACCACGCCGATGCGTTTCATTCATGTCGGCGGTCATTACGGCGACAAGGTCATCATGCCCAACAAGAAGATGCTTGAGACCATTCGCAACGAGATCAACAAGATGGATATGAAAAGCGGGCTGGTGGTGCCGTTCTATGTGAAGGCCGAAACCTACGGCACGCAAGGATCGGTGCTCAATACCGAACGCAAGGTAAAGGAGATCAAAGAGGACATTCTCATTGCCCTGGGCATGGCACGCAGCATTGTTACTGGCGACGGCCCCAATTTCGCCACGGCCAGTGTGTCGATGCAGAAAATGATCATTATGCTCAAGGAGATCAAACAGGCGGCGCGGCGCATCCTCGATTGGATTTTCGACGAGTGGAAAGAACTCAAGGGCATCGACGCCGATGTTGACTACGCATTTTCCGATCTCGATCTGCAAAACGAGGTGGATCAGAAAAAGCTCCTGATCGACCTATACGACCGTAACCTCATTTCCAAAAACACCCTCCAGGAAAAAATGAACCTGAATCCAGAAGTGGAATCGTCCAACCGCGCAAAAGAACAGCGGCTTGTTGACATGAACTGGGACATCAAGGATGTGACCGCCCTGGTGCAGCTTGGGATCATGAGCGCGGGCACGGCTCGTAAGCTGTTGGGGCTGGGAGAAGATAAAGAGGGCGAAGCCATTGAGCAGGAAGAAGAACAGGCGGTGGATGCGATGTATTCCGAAGCCGCGTCAAAGGTACGTTCCGCTGATGACGCCTGCAACGAGTGCGTCCATTTCGATGAGGACGCCAACAAATGCCGGGTGCTTGAACGCGAGGCCGCTTTCCACGATTCCGCGTGTCGGTTCTTCCGGGGCAAGGTCGCATAAATGGAGGCACTCGCTCTCGACCAGGCTGAACGAATCCGACAGGCGGTCGAGAAGTCTTTTTCCGCACGCGATCTGTATGTGGAAAAACAAGCCGCATCCATGGTCGCCTCCCTGCGCGAGGCCGAAAAGAGGGTCAAAACCGATCTGCTTCGGTATGCCGACCTGGGATCGCTTACGCCCGGACAGAAAATCAATCAGGTCAGGCTTACCGCCCTGCATGAGCGGATAGATGGCTCGATCAAGGCGCTCAAGTCCGAGCACTCTACTCTGCTCAAACAGGCCGCGCGGGAAACGCACCTCGACGGCATGGCCGAGGGCGCACTGGAACTCAAAGTCCACGGTCTGCCCGGATATGATTCCCTCACCCACGAATCCGCGAAGAGTCTGGCGAAGAGCGCATTCTCCCTCATGGACAAAAGCGCGCTGGATTTTCTGGTGCGCTTCGACATGCAGTTGGTCGGGCAGGTTTCATCGGAACTTCTCGGCGGGATTAAAAATTCCATCGCGGTTGGGATCGCCGCCGGTAAGTCTATTCCCCAGGTCGCCCGCGATATCGGTTCGGTCATCCTGGACAAGGAAGCGTTCAGAAAAGCGGGCAAGACCGTGTTCGCCACGGCGCAAAAGCGAATCGAACTGATCGCCCGTACAGAAACGCTCCGGGCACACAATCAGGGGCGGCTCAAGTTCTACGACACGGTGGGCGTGCGCCAAGTCCGATGGATGGTTGCCCATGATGAGCGGCTCTGCCCGATCTGCTTGGAACTGGCCGGAAAAGTCTTTCCGGTGGATAAGTTTCCGCCCATCCCAAATCACCCTAACTGCCGTTGTTCATGTCAGGCAGTTCCGATCCGGACCTGCAAAGCTGCGTCTCTGAAGCTCACCGCAATGGCCGGTCCTGCCGATTCCGCAGGCGCGTGCATCATGACGCCACAGCAGGTTCATGACGCGGCAGGCGCCCATAAAAAGGACCTGGCGAAAACCAATAAGGCGGTCAAGCAGGGCGATTACGATTCGCTGACCCAGAAGCAGTTGCAGGCCCAGTGCAAAAATCGCGGTATTTCGATCTACCGAACCAAGGCTGATTTCATCAAACTGCTCGGGCAAAAGACTCCCGGCGTGAATTATTCGACTTGGACCTCCAAGGAGATCATGCAGGAGGTCAAACTCTTTGGCATCAGCAAGACCTGCACGAAGGACGATCTGGTCGCCCTGCTCAAGCAGTGGGACTTGGCGAATGCGGCGATCATCCAGGAAGCGGCGGCGCTGCCCGATTTTGCTTCCATGACCGTTAAAGAGCTTCAAAACGAGTGCCTGAAAAACGGCATTTCCATCGCCAAGACGAAAAAGCACTTCATCGTGGAATTGGAAAAGCTCGATCCAAATCCCGCGAAGCCGCACTTCATGCTCAAGGGCAAGGAACTACAACTCAAGATCAAGCAGTTCAAAATTGGCAAGTTAAAGCCAAAAAGTATGCTGGTCGACGACCTGCAAAAAGCTCTGTCCATCGACAAAACGGCGGTGCAGGCTGTGGAATGGGCACTATGGCTAAGGTCGCAATAATTTTGGCCTTGACATTGCAGGGGGGGGTAAATATAGTTATCAAAACTCACACTTACAGTCTATTCATGAAGGAGAGGGAGATGAAAAGGGTATTGGTATTTGCGTTGTCGCTGGTTTTCACGCTGTCCATGATTTCATTGGCTTTCGCCGGCGGCATTTCGGGCAAAGTCCTCCATAAGGATGGTTCGCCTTGCTCAAGCTGCCAGGTGTCAGCTTCCGTAAAAAGCGGTGGTGTGACAAAGAGAGTTAGTTGCAATTCCAAGGGTGAATTTTCGCTTAGTTGGTCGGCTGATATTGGCGTGAATGCTGTTTATGTAAATGGTAACAAACGCCACGGCTCTGCAAATAATGGCTCTTATCTTACATTGACCAAGTAGATTTTACTGCCAAATAAAGATGGCCACGTTAATGAGCGGCGGTCCTCGTTTTTCTCCGGGGATCGCTTTTTCATGCAGAGCTAAGGAGGAAGTCAAGTGTCAAAATCCGGTAAAGTTATTCTAATAATTATTTTGGTTATGGGTTTTGCCGTTCTTGCTTACGCCTGGCCTTGGTCTGATGACAAAGACGAATCGACTCCAGCACCTAAAGCGAAAAGCAAAGGATCGACAAAGACGATGACCAACTCCATCGGCATGGATTTGGTTTTGATTCCGGCTGGCTCGTTCCAGATGGGCTGCGACAAGAATTTCGATGATTGTTCTGACGATGAACTGCCACGTCATAACGTCAAGATCAGCAAGCCGTTCTACCTGGGTAAATATGAAGTGACCCAGGATCAATGGGTATCGGTTATGGGAAGCAATCCCAGCAAGTACAAAGCGCGGACACGGCCTGTAGAGCAAGTTTCCTGGGACGATGCACAAAAATTCATCAGCAAATTGAACGCCAAAGAGGGCACGAGCAAATACCGCCTTCCAACAGAAGCGGAATGGGAATATGCGGCTCGCGCAGGCTCAGGTGGAAAATGGTGTTTCGGGGATGATGAGGGGCAACTTTCCCAATATGCCTGGTATGACAAAGACTGGGACACGGGCAGTACAAATCCGGT